CTTCTCCATCCTGGAGGTGGTCCGTACCGGCGTGATCGCCCTGCAAAAGGGCGGCGGCAAGATTTAAGGAGCCGTTTCTATGAGCTGTCTTGGCGGCTTTCGGGCCATTACAAGGGAAGAACTGGACAAGCTGCGGGCGGTGGGCGTGAAGGGCGTGAACAAAGCGGCAGTCACGGACTACCTGGCAAACCTTGCGGACGAAGGGCGTTTCAACCCCGTGCTGGATATGCTGCACGGGACAGCCTGGGACGGCGTGACGCGGCTGCCCGTGCTGCTGCGCCTGCTGGGGCTGGGGGAAGGCAGCCTGCACGCCGCGCTGGTGCGCAAATGGCTGATACAGACCGTGGCGCTGGCGCACAATGAGACAGGCCGCACGCAGGCCGCGGAGGGTGTGCTGACCATGCAGGGCGGACAGGGGATCGGCAAGACGATGCTGTTCCGGCGGCTGGCCCTGCGGGATGACTGGTTCGCCGAAGGCGTGTCGCTGGATATGAAGAACAAGGACGACATCCTGCGGGCGACCGGCGCGTGGATCACCGAGCTGGGGGAGCTGGACAGCACCCTGAAGCGGGAACAGTCCAGCCTGAAAGCGTTCATCACCGCGAAGGTGGACCGCGTGCGTGCCCCCTACGCGCGGGAAGCGACCGACCGGCCGCGCAGGGCGTCCTTCTGCGCGACCGTCAACCCGGACACCTTCCTGCGGGATGAGACTGGCGACCGCCGCTTCTGGGTGGTTCCTGCGGGCGGGATCGACCTTGACACGCTGCTGGACCTACCGGATGTATGGTTTGCGCAGCTGTGGGCGGAGGCCCTGTGCTGGTGGCAGGCAGAGCCGCAAGGCTTCCGGCTTTCGCTGGAGGAGCGGCAGGCGCTCGACCGCGCGAACCGCCCCTACCGGGAGCAGCTGCCCTGCGAGGAAGAACTGCGCCAGCTGCTGGACTGGGAGCTTCCGCCGGAGGAATGGGGCTGGTTCACTGCAAGCGATTTGCGCCTGCGGATGTTTGGCTGCGGGAACGCAACGGCAGCGCAGATCGGCAGGGTGCTGGCAAAGCTGGAACGGGAGGACGACCGCGTGAAGCGCAAGACGAAAGACGGATATCGGAGGTTTTGGCTTCCCGTAAAAGGCGCAGGCTCGATAACGTAAGTGGGGCGAAGTGGGGCACTTTCTATACTGACTTGTAATTAAGATAAATAAGAAACACGGGCGCGGGCGCACGCATACACGCTTATGCACGCGCCCGCGTAAGAAAAAGGGTCACTTCCCCACTTGCCCCACTTGACTGGATTTTTACAGAAGGAGAACGATCTTGGACAGAGAAAAAGACATTGAGCGGTACCTTGCCCGGTGCGTAAAGGCGTTGGGCGGTATCGCGTACAAGTTCACAAGCCCCGGGCACGCGGGAGTGCCCGACCGGCTGGTGTGCCTTCCCGGCGGGCGGGCGTGGTTCGTGGAACTCAAAGCCCCCGGCAGGCAGCCCCGCCCAGCTCAGTGGGTGCAGATCGAACGGCTGCGGGCGCTCGGGTTTCCGGTCTTCGTGATCGACAGCCGCGAGGGCGTAAATGGGCTGCTGCGCAGGATGGAGGGGGACGCGGATGGAATTTAAGCCGCACCCCTACCAGCAGTACTGTATCGACCGGCTGATCACCGACCCCGCACTGGGGCTCTTCCTCGACATGGGGCTCGGCAAGACCGTGACCACGCTCACCGCCGTGAACGAGCTGATCTACTACCGCTTCCAGGTTGCCCGCGTGCTGGTGGTCGCCCCGAAGAAGGTCGCCGAAGCCACCTGGCAGGACGAGGCGCGCAAGTGGGGGCATTTGCGGCTGCTGCGGGTTTCCACGGTGCTCGGCACCGCCCGGCAGCGCGAACGGGCGCTTGCCGCCCCCGCCGACGTGTACGTCATCAACCGCGAAAACGTGGTATGGCTGGCGGACTTCTACCGCAACAGCTGGCCGTTTGACATGGTCGTGCTGGACGAGTCGAGCAGCTTCAAAGACCGCAGCACCAAACGCTGGAAAGCAGTCAAAGCGATGCGCCCGCATATCCGCCGCATGGTGCTGCTATCCGGTACGCCTGCCCCAAACAGCCTCTCCGACCTGTGGGCGCAGGTATATCTGCTGGACGGCGGCGCACGGCTCGGGAAAACGCTGACCGGCTTCCGGGAACAGTATTTCCTGCCGGATAAGCGCAGCGCGGCGCAGGTTTTCACCTACAAGCCCCGCGCCGGGGCGGACGCGTCCATCCGGGAGAAAATCGGCGATATCTGCGTGAGCATGAAAGCCGAGGACTATTTGCAGCTGCCGGAATGCGTGAGCGTGACCGTCCCGGTGGTGCTGGATGTACGGGCGCAAAAGCTGTACGACCGCATGGAGCGGGAAATGCTGCTGGAAATCGACGGCGAGGACATCACCGCCGAAAGCGCCGCCGTGCTGACCCAGAAGCTGCTGCAGCTGGCGGGCGGGGCGGTATATGACGCGGAGCATAAGCCGAAGCCGGTGCATGGATGCAAAGTCGAGGCGTTCCTCGAACTGGTGGAAGCCCTGAACGGGCAGCACGCGCTGGTGTTCTATGCCTTCGTGCATGAGAAGGAGCGGCTGCTGGAAGCGCTGAAAAATTCCGGGCTGCGGGTACGGGTGTTTCAGGACAGCCGCGACGCGGAAGCCTGGAACGCCGGGGAGGTCGACCTGCTGCTTGCGCATCCCGCAAGCACCGCCGCTTTTGGGCAGAGTTAGAGCCAGTCCGGCCGCCATGTGATCTGGTTCGGCCTGACGTGGAGCCTGGAACAGTACCAGCAGGCGGGCGCAAGACTCCACCGGCAGGGCCAGCAGGGGCGGGTGGTCGTCCACCATCTCGCCGTGCGCGGCAGCGTCGACGAGGACGTGATGGCTGCTCTCGAGGGCAAGGCCGATACGCAGGAAGCCCTGCTGCAAAGTCTCAAAGCAAGAATTGAAAACGTGAAATGGAGTGGTGCAGAATGACCGCAAAAGAATACTTACAGCGGGTGCGCGGCGTACAGGCCGAGGTGGCGCAGCTGCGGCGGCTGCGGCAGCGGGCCTACGAGCAGGCGACACGGGCGACGGCGCGGCCCTCCAAAGCCCCGGCGCACGGCGGGAACGCCAGCCGTGACCGGATGGCGGACTGTGCCGAGTATGCCGCCGCACTCGACCGGCAGCTGCTGGAGCTGCAGCGCATCGAGCGCGAGGTGCTGGGCGTGATTGAACAGGTGCCCGATAGCCGCTACCGGCGGCTGCTGCGGGCGCGGTACGTCGAGGGGAAGAAGTGGGAGGCGATTGCGCTTGAAATGCACTACAGCTACACGCAGGTGGTCAAGTATCTGCATCCGCGTGCGCTGGCATGTGTGCAGGATGCCATAGAATGCCATACTCCACCTGTGATATAATACATTCATCAAAAAGCGCTTACGGAACCCCGTGGGCGCTTTTCGCATGCAGGAAAGGAGGCGGCTGCAGTGGCGCTGACCCCAAAACAGAAAACCTTTGTGCAGGAATACCTTGTCGACCTGAACGCCACGCAAGCCGCTGTCCGGGCGGGATATTCCCAGAAACGTGCGAGCGAGATAGGCTACCAGCTGCTACAGAAAACTACAGTTCAGGCGGCGATCCACGACGCAATGGAGGCGCGCCAGCAGCGCACGGAGGTCACGCAGGACTATGTGATCGATAAACTGCGGGAGATCGCGGAAATGCGGGCTTCCGACTTCCCGGAAAGCGATTTGAAATACAGCAGCAAGCTCAGGGCGCTGGAGCTGCTCGGGAAGCACGTTGGGGCGTTCGGCCGTCCGGCGGAGGGCGGCGCACGCGACGGGGTGCAGACCGGCTGCATCATCCTGCCGGAGGTGGAAGCCGATGGCTAAGATTTGGGGCCCGCAGCCCAAGCAGGTGCGTTTTTTGTGCAGGCCGGAATACGAAGCGCTGTACGGCGGCGCGGCGGGCGGCGGCAAGTCGGAAGCGCTGGTCATGGAGGCGGTGCGGCAGGTGCATATCCCGCACTACCGGGCGCTGATTCTGCGCAAGACCTACCCGGAGCTGTCCGAGCTCATCGGCAAGAGCCTGAACTACTACCCGAGGGCGTTCCCCGGGGCGAAATTCAACGGGAGTGCGCACCGCTGGACGTTCCCGGGCGGCGCGACGGTCGAGTTCGGGGCGATGCACCGGACGGCTGACCGGCTCAAGTACCAGGGGCGCACCTGGGACTTTATCGCGTTCGACGAGCTGACCCACTTCACCTGGGAGGAATACAGCTACCTGTTTTCGCGCAACCGCCCGAATGGTCCCGGCACGCGGGTATACATCCGCGCGACGGCCAACCCCGGCGGGGTCGGGCACGGCTGGGTGAAGGAGCGGTTTATCACGGCGGCCCCGCCCGGGCAGCGGGTTGTGTCTGAGCTCAAAGTGCGCCAGCCAGACGGCAGGGAGCAGACCGTGACGCGCGACCGCGTGTTCATCCCGGCGAGCGTGTACGATAACAAAGTCCTTTTGGCAAATGACCCGAACTATATCGCGAACCTGTCGCTGCTGCCGGAAGCCGAGCGGCGGGCGCTGCTCTACGGCGACTGGGACAGCTTTTCGGGGCAGGTGTTCACCGAGTGGCGCGACGATCCTGCGCACTACCACGACCGGCGCGGGTCGCACGTCATCGAGCCGTTCCCGGTGCCGCAGGACTGGCCGGTCTACCGGGGCTTCGATTGGGGCTACTCGCGGCCGTTCTCGGTCGGCTGGTGGGCGGTCGGCGGCGACGGGTGCATGTACCGGGTGCGCGAGCTGTACGGCTGCACGGGCGAGCCGAACATGGGCGTGAAGTGGACGCCCGGCCGGCTGGCGGCAAGCATACGCGAGATCGAGCAGGACGACCCGAACCTGCGCGGGCGGCGCATCCTCGGCATTGCCGACCCCGCAATCTGGGACGGCTCGGGCGGCGAGAGCATTGCCGAAATCATGGAAAAGGCAGGCGTGTACTTCGACAAGGCCGACCATGCGCGCATTTCCGGCAAGATGCAGGTACATAACCGGCTGGCTTTCGACGAAGGCGGGAAAGCAATGCTGTACGTGTTCAAGACCTGCCGCGCGTTTATCCGCACGCTGCCGTCGCTGGTGTACAGCCAGACCCGCGTCGAGGACGTGGACACCGACGGCGAGGATCACATTTACGATGAAACGCGTTACGTCGCGATGGAGCGCAAAATGAAGCCGCGCGTACCGAAAAAGCAGAAAATCAAACAGTTTGACCCTTTGGAGGTGACAGGATATGACGATTACACTGGGTTCCGGTGAGACCGCCGCAGCGGCCCCGGAGCGCCAGCCCGTGTCGCGCGTGGACGACAAAACGGTCGGTGAGGGCGTGAAGCTGCTGCTGGAGTACAAGCGCGGCAAGGCGATGCTCGAGCGCCGGATTGTCAGCAACGAGGAATGGTACCGACTGCGGCATAACCGGGTGCAGGGCGGCGCGTCAAAATCGCCGATTGACCCGCATTCGGCGTGGCTGCTCAACAGCCTGATGAACAAGCACGCTGACCTGATGGATA